TTGTTCGCGGTACAGCAGTTGGGATAGGAGTTCGACGTCGTTGATGTCGGCCAGTTCGCTGGCGGCTTCGTGGTGGTCTTTGCGACCCTTGTATGCCTCGAGACGGGCGGGCCAGTCGGTGGGGAGGGTGGCGATGATCGCCTCGTACATGGCGATGTTGGCGTCGTATTGGGCGACTTCTTCGCGTCGCAGGTCGAGGGGGGTGGGGTCGGTCATGGCAGTCTCCTTTGGTTTGAGGTTAGCGGAAAGCGACGCCGTAGCCGGTGCTGGCGGGAACTGTTGTCGGGTCGGCGTATTTGGTTCCGAACCCGGCTGACCACGGGTAGACGGAGATGTATGGGGAAGTTGAATGTGCGATGGCAACTAATGTCCCTGATGAATTGAAAGCCACCCCTCGCCCGGTTCCAGTAGGAAGTGTTGATGGATCGGCGTACTTCGTACCGAAACCGGCTGACCACGGATAGGCGGTCACATAGGGGCTGGTTATGTGGGCCACAACAACAGCATCTGTATTCGGACTGAAGGAAACACCGTTGCCGGTGCCGGAGGGCGGTGTCGCTGGGTTGGCGTATTTAGTTCCCCATGCACTAGAGAAGATGTAGTTGACGTACACAGCCGGGGACGTTGTATGGGCTACTGCAACGTAAAATCCTGTTGAGTGAACACCGTTTCCGGTGCCCGCCGGGACCGCTGACGGGTTGCCCAATTTTGTTCCAAAGCCCGACGACGACCACGGGTAGGCGGTCACATACGGCGTTGTTGCGTGAGCCACAACAATTTCGTTAGTCGTAAAATCAACACCGTTTCCGGTGCCCGCTGGGAGCGTTGCGGGGTTGCTGAACTTGGTTCCAAAACCCGACGACGACCACGGATAGGCAGAAACATACGGTGATGTTCCATGAGCGACGGCTATCTGTGCACCATCGTTTGAGAACGCAACACCGTTCCCGATGCCAGTTGGCAAGGTTGCCGGATTGCTGTATTTCGTTCCGAATTCGCCAGTCCAAGCGTAAGCAGAAACATACGGTGATGTTCCATGAGCGACAGCAACGTCAGAACCGTTGGGAGAAAACGCCACGCCGAAGGCGGTGCTGGCTGGGAGAGTTGCCGGATCAGCGTATTTAGTGCCAAAGCCTGCCGCCGTCGAGAACGGGTATGCGCTGACATACGGCGAACTAGCGTGAGAAACTATCAGGATTTCTTGGTTGACAAGAATTCCGGAAGCGTCGACCAGCGACTGGCTTTTGAACGGTTTCGTAATGCTGGATTTGGCTAGGCCGAGAATCATGTGATTTCAGTACCGTAAGCGTTGAACGTCAGGTTCGTAGAAGCAGATCGGACGGTGATGACATCGGTCGTGGCGAGGGTCAAACCGAGCGTGAACGCGAGAAGGTCGTTCGCTGCGATAGCGGCGTCATACACAATGTAATGCTGGTTGGCGATGCTCGCTCCAGCAGGGCGAACGGCAATACGGAACGTCGTGGCCGACGACCCTCGGTTACAAGCCGTAATCGTGGAAACCACCGTCGAAGTGGACGACGGCACCGTGTAGAGCGTCGTATCGGTGTTTGCGCTGGTGATGGCGACTTGTCCGAGGGCTTTGTAAGCGTTGGGCATCTCAGGCTCCCATGAGTAGGAACACGGTTTCTAGGCCGGTTGTAGCGGTCGAACTGCTGGTCGTTGGCACGAACTTGGTGCCGTTGTAGGCGAGCACCTGGTTGGTGGTGGCTCCGGTGGTGTCAATCTCGATGCCGTCCACGGTCAGGACGCTGGTAGCGGTAGTGCCCGAAATGGACGCCGAGGCCGCCCCGACGCTGGTGGTTGCCGACAGAGCGTTGGCTGTGATGGTGCCGGTAGCGGTCACAGCAGCGAACTGGGGGCTGTCCGTGATGGCGACAGCCTGACCGATAGCGATTGTCGGACTGGACCCTTCGCCGGTGCCGTTCGTAATCGTGACACCCGTACCGGCCTGCAAAGTTTGAACGTAGTCACCGCTCGTTTTTGTGCCGAGCGCAATGGAGTCGTTGCCGATACGGGCGGCGTCGAGGGTGCCGGTTGTGATGTTGCTGGCGTTGATGTCCGTGATCTGTGAACCGGAACCAGCGAAATAGCCTGCGGTGGTTGAGATGTTGCCGGACACGCTGATCGTGTTCGGGGTGGTGGCTGACGGGCCGCAAGCGACGACGATGCCACCGGTGTTGGTGTTCACTCGGCTGACATGGCCGACGATCTGAATGACGTCCGAAGCGCCGGTTGGGCGGGTGCCAGTCACCCCACCACCGGAAGCAACATACAACGGCTGGTTGATGCTGTAAGCGGCCGTGTTCTGCGAATCGAGGTCACCGACGATGACAGCATGACCGTTGGCGCCAGCGAGAATGTCGCCGTCCACGATACCGATAGCAGGCATCTTGGCTGCGTTAGAGGCGTCAGCGGGAGCGACTTCACACACCTGTGTCGAGCCGACAGTACCGGTGATGTAGATCGGGGTGCCGTTCGTGATCGTTGAGGCGGTCGTGTTTTTGATGTGGAAGTAGACCAGCCCTGCGAGGTCGCCGTGAATGTGTGGGGCGTACAGGGTGCCGTCAACCGTCAGGTTGCTGGTGAAATGCCCGTCGCCGGTGACATCGAGGCTGTATGCCGGGGTGGTGTTGTTGATGCCGATTCGGTTGTTGGTGGAGTCAACGTAGAGGGTGCCGGAGTCGACGTTCAGCCCGCCGAAAGCGACGGTGTCGCCGGTGCCGACCGACTGGCCGATAGCGACGCTCGGGGTGGAGCCTTCGCCTGTCCCGCCGGTGACGGTGACTCCGGTGCCTCCGCTGACGCTCGCAACATAGTTGCCGGTGGTTTGGGTGCCGAGCGTGATGTCCGGGTCAGCCCATTTCATGCCCAATGTCTGAGCCGAATCTGCGATCAGATACTGGCCGTTGGTGCCGATCCCGAGTCGGGCTGGGGTGTCGTCGGCTTGCCCTGCGATCAGGTCGCCTTTGGCGTCGATAATGGCTTTGTTGATTGAGTTCGGGTCGGTGCTGGACGACCATTTGATGCCGGATGCCTGCGCCGAATCTGCGACGAGAACCTGCCCGTTGGTGCCTACCGGTAGGGCGGTGTAGGTGTCGTTGCCGGTTCCGACCAGCAGATCACCTTTAGCGTCGAACGAGGCTGCGGTCGGGTCGGGTGCCCATTTGATGCCGGTTGTCTGTGTCGAGTCGGCGGTCAGAACATAGTTGTTGGTGCCGACGGGAAGCCGAGCGGGGGTGTCGGCTGCGGTAGCGACAATCAGGTCGCCTTTGGCGTCGAGGATCGTTTTGGAGACAGCGTTCGGGTCGGTTGTCTCGATGGGGGCTTGGGAGACAGATGGTTGGGCGAGCGCCGGGGGGATAGTCATGGCTCGCCTCCTTAGTAGCGGATAATGAAGTTCGTGACCGTTGGAAGGGTGAAACTTGACCCTGAACCACCGTAAGTGTACCCAATGACGCTGAACAGGGCTGAGTAGGTAACGGTGTCCAACGATGCGCCGTTAGCAGATAGCCAGCCGTCGGGAAGGGCGACGCCGGTGTGCCAGCGGATCATGCCGCCGACCGGCATAGAGATACGAAGTTCGTTCTCAAGGTCCAAGTCTCGAAGGTCAAGAAGGTCGCGTGTAGACGGGCTGATGTCGGTTAGGTCGAAGCCTCGTATCTGATGGACGAATTCGGGCATTAGTCCTCGCAGGTGACGATGACTCTACGGAGACGACAGGACTCCAACGACATTTGAAGGCTCATGCCGTAACCCTTGTTTGCGTTGTCCACTCGAAGTCTGCTGATGACTCGGATCGGCCAGCCGGTGGTCAACGTGGAAATGGTGACGCTGTCCGTTTTGGCTGATGTGGTAAGGCTCGGCACGTTCGCTGGGGTGACATCCACACAACCGAGCGGTGTGACGGTAGCGGTGACACCTCCGGTGCCGGTGACATACGTTTTGGTTTTGTCGTCAATAATCCATTCGGCCATCACTTCTTTGACGACGAACGGGCGTTGATGCCAATACTCGGACAGGGTGACCGTTCCGGTGGGGCCGGTGGTTGAGTTGGAGTTCGTGGTCCCCCACTTGTAACCCGTCTTGATGGGGAACGGCGCATGCATCGGGAATCGGGTGAGGGAGATCATGGTGACCGGCGACGCCGACCTGGCGATCACAAAGTATTCGTTTCGGGAGTCGGTGCTTCCTTGCGAGATACTAATCTTGTTTAGTCCGGTATCAAAGGTAGTGGGGCCGGATAGGCGTGACCATGTGCCGTTCATGTCTGAGCAATACACATGGCCGGTTCTAAATGCTGCGACGATACGTCCGTTGCCTGCGTTTTGGACAACAAGGTTGTCATCGCCCGAGTTGTAGTTATCCAAGATCACATCGTTGTCAAACGAGGCGATAGACCTGACGCTTGCCCCTGATAGTTCGTACAGGCTTCCGTCAATAGTGCCTTCTTGTACGGAGTCACCGAAGATCAGGCTGCGGCCCAGCACTCCGGCGTATCGCATGCCCTCAAGGGTGTCGCTGGTTGCAAGCAGACGCTGGATCGTGATGGACTGGCCCAATACCCCAACCATTGAGTAAACACCCTCGTTGGTGACTACGAGAATGTCGTTTGTGCGGGGGTAGACGCCACGGATCGAACCGGCGAATTCGTAGTAGTCGGTGGTGGCGAACGTGGTTCGGGTTGCGTCTGAGTAATACAGTTTGGAGCCGTTGTTGCCGGTGTTGAAACAGAACGGTGTCGCCCAGGCAAGAAGCCGGTATCCGGCAATAGCCACATTGTTGACATCTGTGGTGGCGGCAAGAGCGGTCGAGACGCTGGAACTGGTACCGCCGGTAGTTATTTTGGCGATGTTGCCGTCGTAAGCGAAATAGAACCAAGCGTTCGTCGGATCGTAAGCGACCAAACCTTGAAATACGCGGGACGAACCGGGGTCGTAATCGTTGATGCTGCTTGTCGGATTATCGAACGCCTTTTTGAGCATCCGGGGGTAGTAGACAGCCGTTGTGCTTTTCCATGTTGCGAACGTGTACGAAGTACCGCCAACCATCCAATGGTCAAAGATGCCGACTTCAGAAATGCTTGAAGCACTTAGGGTGTAGTAGTCGCTGTAGGGGGTCATCGGCATGATGTCCCCTCGAGGGTGCAAGACGACCTGACTACCGCTCCAAGTATTAGCGGGCTGGTTGTTGACTCGGTCGCCCATGTAATGGCCGCCGGTGAAGTCGTCGTAAGTGATTTGGAAAGAACCCATCGTCTACTCCCAAGAGGCGTAGTCGTTGGCCCGGTTGAACTTGATGCGCTTGTTGATCGTTGTCCGGTTGTCGTCGTTCAAGGTTCGCAACCAGTTGCCGTACTCCTGCATGTAGAGGCTGGCTCGCTGCTCATCTTGACGGCGGGCACAGCACAGGAACGCTGCGTAAGCAACGACGGCATAGTGGTAGGCGACCGGCAGAAGCGGGCTAGCACCGTCGCTCGAGAGGGCTGGCTCGTTACGGAAGTAGTAGAACGTGCCGTTCAGCGACGCCGACGGAATTGGGGTGATACGAACCTGCGATCCGTAGATCACCCAACCGTAGGACGACTCGGTGTTCTCAGGGTCGAGGTAATCTTCGAGGGGGATTGGTTCTGCGAGAGCGTCGTTGATGACCAGTTTGTTGGCGCGCATGAAGTCCGATGGGAGGGTTGCTGCGCCGTTCACCGTGTCGAAGGTGAGGGTGGCGGTCGCTGCGAGCCACCACCAGTCTCGTTCCGCAGAGATACGGTTCAGGGCGTCGTTGAGGCTGGTGTTGACAAATGTGTCGGTGATAAGGCCGTCGCCGGATGACGGGATAGCAAGACGGTCTTTGACGGCGGTACGAAGTTCGGAACGGTTCATCAGATCACCATTGCGCTGTAGTTCTGCGCCCCATTAGAAATCAGTTTGAGGATCGGTGCTGTACCGTCACCAGGGATGGACAAGGTCATGCCGATGGCCACGACATAGCAGTCGTCGCCGTTCACCGTCGGATCAGGGATACCTTTGGTTGGGTCACCGAACGTGAAGAAGATCGGATCGCCGCTCGTTGTCCGGTTGGTCAGAATGAGGAACGAGCACGGGTTGTTGAACGTCACCGAGTCCACCGTTGACGGTGTCAGAACAGCATGTTTTGCGGTGTTCACGGTGTACGAGGCCATTACTTGCCTTTGGTGTTCATCGAGTATTGACGGCGGTTGCCACCCTCAAGGTGGCCGAGGTCTTGAACAAGCGCCCAATGCAGTTTGTCGGCAAGTTCCTGACGCTTGTCTTTTTCTTCCTGCTCATGAGCGTCCCGAATTTTCCGGTTGCGTTTCATGATGTCTTCAGCGAGTTGCTTGCCTTTCTGCCAGTCACCCTCGATCAGTTTGACGATCAGAGTGTGGTCGCAACGGTCATGTGAACAAGCCACATACGGGGTGTTGGTGGCGTCCACCATCCACACCTCGAACCGGTTCGCAAGCGGGTTGAACATGAGAGAAGCCGACGGGTCGCCCCGCCAGCCGGACTCATCTCCACGCTGAATCCTGGTTGCGATGTCGTACACATCCCACGACACCTCAGCCATTTCAGACCCACCTTCGACATTTCCCATAAGGTCTGCTGCACGAATCATGGTGGTCATCCTAGACGACGAGGCCGGTCACCGTTCGGTAACCGGCCCCGTCGATTGGAGGGATGTTGTTGGTCAGGCGCCGGTTGCGTGGAACCGAACAACGACAGCCGAAACGTCAGTCGTTGAAGGAACCTCTGCGAGCGGTGCGCCGTCGGTGCTGGTGTCGACCCAATACAGTTTGATCTTGGGTGCCGACGTCGATCCGTCCCATGCCGGAACATAGCCGTCGGTCGTTTCGACCGACAGCCAGTCCAAGCGGGTGAGGCCGAGTTGTGCGAGGGTCACAGCCTCTCCGCCCGTCGCGTACGACGAGTCGAAGGTGACCGTGCCCCGCACTTCGCGGCGACTACCGGGGACTTCAGACGCCCAGGTGATGCTGCTCGAAGCCGCCATCTTAGATCGTCACCTCGGTGACGTCCTTGATGACGAAGTGGGCGTTGCGCTGCTTGCAGGCGAGTTCGCCGTACATGTAGAGCGTGGCCTCGTAGGCGTCGAGGTCGGGCTTGCGGTTCATCACCGCTCCGTCGAGGTCCATGAACTGGAACCCGTCGCCCACCTGGTGGAACACCAGCACTTCGGGGTTGATGCCGTACAGGCGGTTGTTCGGGCAGTCGAAGTCGGCGTAGAGCGCCGTCGGTGCCTCGTCGCCCTTGCCGGAAACCGACGGGCTGTAGAACTGGATGCCTGCGTAGCCACCCTTCAACTGGGTCTGCTCCATGTTGCGCTTGAGCGAGAGGAGCAGGTTGCTGATCGCGAGGTTCACACCTTCAGCCGAGACGAGAAGGCGGGGCTTCTTGCCGGAGTTGGTGAGGACCTTCATGATCGAACCCGTGATGAGGGACTCGGTGATCGACCGGTTGGTGCCGGAGTTGGAGTTGACGTAAGCCTTCCACTTCGGCTGGCTTGACGGGTTGATCGTGTGGAGGATCGCGGAGTCGTCCACGATGGTCTGAAGACCCGTGAGTTCGACCTGACCGTCACCCGGCTGACCGGTGTTGCTCGACGCTCCACCCGCTCCCGAACGGAACACGAAGTGCGACGACGAGGTGGTGACCGCTGCGCCGGAGATGGCGATGGTCTTGTTCGTCTCATCGACCGAGGTCACGGTACGGGCCGAAGCGATGGTGGTGGGGCTGGCGACCGTTCCGATGTCCACGACCATGCCGCCGTCGAAGAACAACTGACGGAGGGCGGTGGAGCCGGTGGTCGAGGCGAGAACGACGGTGGTGGACGACGAGGTCGTGCCGCATTGTGCGATGACACCGTTCGAGGTGCCCCACAACTGGCGGTTGACGTCCTTCATGGCGTCCTTCTTGATGCCTTCCATTTCGGCATCGAGAGCGTCGATGAATGCGCCTCGGTCGGTGACGGCCTGACGGATCGTCGGACCGGACAACTGGATTCGGCCGTAGACGTACCGGACGGGGACCGGGACGGTGGCGTAAGCCTGGTTGCCTGCGGTGGGGAGGGTGCCGCCTTCCGAACGCGCTCCGACGCCGGACGAACGTCCGAGGTGGACGGCGTGGCGGGCGATGCGGCCCTGGACGGTGTCCTTGCGGGTTTCGACCTGCGACAGAATGAAGTTCGCTTCGTTCAGGTTGTCGAGGTATTCCTTGTAGTCATCCTTGAGGATGGCATCGACTGTTGAGAGTGATGCGGGCATGTGTGTGCTCCTGTGGTGGGTTGCGATGGATTGGGGGGTTCGCTACCTGTGCGAGTCGGCTCCTGCCGGTGTTTCGCAGACCACATCCGTGGGCTAACGGTCGCTATGTGTGTGGTTCATCCGAGCCACAGCGAAAGCATACACAACATGTTGTGCGTGTCGTCAACTATTTGGTTTCGCCCCTCCCACATGTAGGGGGAGACACATGGGAGGGGACAGCAACACTCAACCTAGAAAGGTAGGCCGAGTAACCGTTGTTGCCGTTACGTCAAATGCCGTTGGCCTCGAGACGGGCGAGGGCACGATCACGGGGACTCATGGCCTGACCGTTTTGGTTGATGGCGGCGACACCGTTCACGACCGGCGATCCCATTGACTGGGCGGCGTCGGCTCGGCGGGCGGCGATGGCCGACGCTCGAGTCAGAATGTCGTCCTCCACTTCGCGGATCGCAGCCCCAAGATCAAGGTCGGGTCGCTTGGAGGCGGCGACGATGGCAGCCGTAGCCAACGCCGAATCCGGCTGGTAGCCATGCTCGACAAGGGTGGCTTCGATCTGCCGTTCGTAATGCTGCTGGGTTTGAGCGAACTGGTATTGCTGGAGGCGTTCCTCAACCAACTGGTTGACCTGGTCGGGGGTCAGGTTCGCTGCCGCTCCTTCGACCTGTGCCTGCTGGGTGACGGCGGCCTGCTGGGCGGGGGTGATGAACTGATCGAACTTTTCTCCGGCGAGAGCACGACCGTTGTCCACCATCCATCGGACGGCGGTGTCGGTGTCGCCCGAAGCGTAAGCGCGCACGAAGTCCTGGATGGCGGTGGCGTCATCCGGGTGCAGGTTGCCGAAAGCCTGCGCGATCGGCTTGTACCGTTCGCGTTCCTTGATGCGGTCCTGCACCTCGGCACGGTACTTGGACTCCCAGTCAACATTGGTTTCGGCAGGTGCTGCCTCACCGGCGACGGCATCCACCGGCGCATTGGGGGCGGTATCACTCATTGTGGCATCATCTCCTGTGGACCGGCTGCGCCGGTTTGGGGTTCGGGAACCATTGAACCGGCTGGTTCGTTGGCTTGCGGCAGGGCTTGCGCCCCTGGCATCTGTTGCATGAGGGCCATCTGCTGTTGGGCTTCCTCAGCGGCGAGGGTTTGGTGGGCTTGAATGTGGATGTCGATTGCTTGCCTCTGCTCGTCTGTTGCGAGTTCGTATGCAGGGGTTTTGCGTTCTTTGTTGTGTTGGGCGATGTGTTTCGCGTGGTCGTCGAAGGTGGCGGGCATGACCGGTACAGCCTGCATGAGTAGACCGTTTTCCCATTCGGCTTTGGAGGCGTCGGGGTCGGTGGTGGCGAGATAGCCCTTCGGGTCGGGCAGATCAAGCATGCGGGCGATAGCCATCGGATCGAGGTTCTGAAACGCTTGTGGGAACCGGTCGACAAGGCTGGTGATGACCGACTGGGTGGCGATCTTGGAGCGGGGGGCGGTGGCATCCAAAGGCACTTTGACCAGCGGGTATTCGTCAATGTCGTTTGCTGACCAAGCGAATTGGACGGTGTTACCGGTCGGTAACGTGAGGGTTTGGGTGCGAACCATCCCTGACCGTTCGGCGTAAGCCCGATACAACTGCAAGGTCATTTGGCCGATCTTCGCCCACAACTGGGACTGGTTGCGCGCCATCGGGCCGAGCGGAGTGTCGTCCTTCTCTGCGAGCACCGATAGGGCGAGACCGGAGTTCCGGTCGCCAGGGGCTTGCCCTCGAGATACCGAATGGGTGAAGAAGATGTCGTCCATCTCCATTTCAAGTTGGGCGGCTTCGTTGCTGATCCAACGCGGGACGTCGGGGGCGGTTTGCCAATGCGGTTCCCCGATTTCGCTGTTGTATTCGAGAATGTCAGCGGGGTCGGTGGTGACGGTGTCGGAGTCCTCGATGGAGCCGACGGGCACCATGAGGCGGGCGTTGGCGGCTTTCCGCATGTGCTCGAGGATGGTGGAGCGGGCACGGTTGTAGGCGTACTGGATGTCTCGGGCGGGTGACAGAAGGGTGTGGCCGACCCATGTTCGGGGGATGCGGCGTTGGGTTCCGAGCGCAATGTTGAGGTGTTTGAACGGGAACGGCCAGCCTGCGCCACCGTCGCCGTAGGAATACACTTGTTTGCCGTTGACGACATGCACCACGCAACCGGGGGTGGTTTCGGTGGGGCGTTCGTAGTAGCAGTAAACCAGCGTCAGGCGGGGCGGCTGGCCTTGTGGACGGCGGGATAGCAGGGTGCGATGGCGGCTTGAGAGGGCGGCCTCGGCGTCCGGTGCAGGCAGATAATCAAGTTTGTATCGCTCTTTGACCTGCTCGGGTGGTAGGGCGACACATCTGATCCAGTAGCGGGACGATTCGACGTCGGGGCTACCTGGCTCGAGGGTGAATTCGGAAACGCACAGCGGGGTGAGGCGCACCCCACCGGCCGGGATCGGTATGGCAGTCACCGGATCAACAGCGACCACTTCACCCAAGTCGGGGTCCCAGTCCACCGAAATGGCGCTCACACCACCAAACAGGGTTTGGAGCAGGGCTTCTTCACGAATGTCAGCCCAATCACCGTCGTAGGCTTCCGACAGCAACAGTTGCTCTTGGAGGCGTTGACGGCGCAGGTTGGAGTCGTCAATGCCGGTCGGTTCAACTTCCCATACGAGGGGGCTGCGGGTCATTCGGGCGACAAGGTTCGTGACTCGAGGACCGAATTTGTCGACGGTGATGCGGGTGTACCGTTCGGCGTCGGTGGCGTAATCCAATTCTTGGACGATGTTGCGGGTGTAATCCCACCAAATCCATTGAAGGCCAGCGAAGTAACTGGCGTTCATCCAATAGTCACGGCGTTCTTTGAGCAGGTAGGTGTCTGCCTTGTTCCAAAGTTCGATGACTTTGTCGGGCTTCGGGGGTTCCCAATTGTTCACGGTCCAACTGCCTCACTTGGGTTGAGCCACGCAGCGCGAGGCTTGTCGTCTTTATCTTTCTTGCGTGGCTTTTGAATCCTTTCTGCGGCTAATACCACATCGGGGTTCTTGGCAACCACAAGGTTAGTCAACCGGCGGTTCTCGCGCAGTAGAAGCGCGCATACCGCACCCAAGATGATGATGGCAACAATGGCGATCACAGGTCACCTACGAAGTCGGTGTTGATCGTTTCCTCGACCGGGGTGGGTTGTTCCCGGCGAGGCCGACCGCGACGCCGAAGGGGGGGAGCGTCAGGATGGGAGATGTCCGTTTGCTGGTCGTCCCCGCCGGGAACGGCGACAGAGCCTGCCGTCTCTGCCGGAGGCAAGGATACACTCATCACCGCTCCGGCGATAGCAGCAAGACGTTCTTCTGCGAGTTCTGCCCGTTCGGATTGTTCTTCAGCGAGGTTGCGAGCCAAATTGAGGTCGCCCAACCGGTTGATCTCCAAACTGCGGCTGTGGATAACCATCCGGCCGATTTCGATGCCGCAGTCGGCACAGATGTAGAACCGGTTGATTGCTGACGGGTTGGCGTCGTCGGGGCTGTTCACCCCATCCAAATCCAGTTCGGTGTCAATGATCGGTTTGGCTACGCCTCGGCACAGCCAGCAGCAACCAGGCAAATAGTTGTAGTTGTCAACAAGTCTCATTACCAGCGCCTTTTCTTTGCGGAACGGTCAAGTTTCTCCATGAACTTTTGCACTCTCCCTTCGGCATCCACCGGACTCTTGGTCTTACGGCGGGTGATCTCATTGTACGGTCGGCAGGCTAACAGATAGCGGAGGGCGTCCACCGCATGATCTTCGTCGTCGGTGTCGATGTCTTCTACTTGGACTCGGTCGTGCCGCATCGCTGGGAGGGTGCGGAGCAGGTGTTCGCAGGTGGAGAAGATTTTCACTTTCGGTTCGCCGGACTGTTCACCTGGTTGGAGGTAGCGGCGCACGTTCTGCCAGCCTGCAACACGAGCATTTTTGGCTTTGACGACCGGCACCCCAAGACTGTTGTAGACCGACGCGACCGTCGTACCTAAGCCGGACACGTTTGAGAAGGTGGACGGGTCGATCGCGCTCATTGTGATGTGCTCCGGTTTGCTGTCTACCTTGCTCATCTCTTTGATTTGCGACGCCTGTTGGGCGGCTGTCAGGTTCTTTTGGTATGCCTCACGGTAGATGTAGCACGTTCCGGTGGCTGGGTCCCACGCACCCCATAGGCAACAATAGGGGTTGGCGGTTCCGAAGTCGATCCCTCGATAGCGGGGCCATTCGGCTGGTATTTCGAACGGAGCGACAACATGAAGATCACGCCGAAATTCGGTGAAATACTGTCCGGTGAAGGTGTCCCAGTCACCGAGAAGTTTTTGTTTGCGTTCCGTCTCGGGAAGCATCGACAGGTGTTTGCGGTACGACGGGTCGATGTGTGGATTGTCGTCTACCGTCGATGGTACGAATGCGACGACAAGATGATCGTTGGGGTCGTGCGGGATGACGGTTCCCGCCAGTTCAGCGTTGTCGAGCGGTAGTTCCACTCGGCGCACAATGTCCGGGTTCTCGAAGCCGTTACGAACGTCGTAGACGACGGCATACTGACCGTTGTTGGTGGGTTGCACCAGCATCTTGTAGAGGAACGTATGGCCTTTGTCGCCGGGGTTGGTGGCGAACATGACATGGGTTCGGACACCCATCTGTGTCATTTTGCGGCTGGTACGCAGACGACCCGACATCATGAGCATCTGATACGGGGTGAACTGGGTTGCTTCGTCGAAACCGATGAAGTCGTATTCGGCTGACATGAACTGGCCGACATCCTCATCTCGAGCGCAATAGCCGTATTCGATGATGGAACCGTTGTCATACCACCAGGCTTTCACATTGTCAATGGATCGCAGTTGTGCGGCGACATCTAGTTGGGCGTATCGGACTTGGGAGCGGATGATGAGCGACCGGCGTAGTTCCGGTAGGGCGGTACGAACCAGCAGGGTGCGATGGCCGGGATACTTCACCGATAGTTCGTGAGCGTGAAAGGCCAATAGTTCGCTTTTGCCGCCACCGGCCGCACCGCCGTACAGCAACCAATCGGTTTTTTTGACGAGAATGTTCGCTCGTTCCTGCCGAATGTTGCCGGTCAGCCGCCATGCGGTGAGGTCAGCCTCGAGAAGTTTGAGGTATTCGTCTTGTTCTTGGGCGGTGAGTTGAACAAATTCGTCGTCGGACAGCAGGTTCATAGGTCGAAAGCCAACTGGTCGTTTTGTGGTGTGAGTGTTGCCTGTTCTTCTGCCCATTTGAGTCGGGCGTGGATGATGGGCAGGTAGTCGTCGGTGAGTTCGATTCCTATGGCGTTGAATTGTTCTTGGGTTGCTGCGACGAGGGTGGTTCCTGATCCTGCGAACGGGTCGAGGACGGTGCCGTTGGGTGGGGTGATGAGGCGGCAGAGGTAGCGCATGAGGGCGAGGGGTTTGACGGTGGGGTGGAAGTTTGCGGCTTTGATGTCGCGGTGCGGGTCGGTTTCGGAGAACCCTTGTCCACTACTGTTTTTTATTCCAGCAGATCGTTGTTCCATCCCGTCGAGTCCGGCGTTGCGTTCGGCTTTGCTCGGCTTGGCGCAATAGAAGAATCGGGCTGCCGAACCTGCGTCGCCGTATCCCGGATCGCCAGCGCAATACTCGCCAGCAGGAACATTCGTTACTGTTCCCTGTTGTTTCTTTCCAATTCTTCCACCAGTTGATTTACCTGTGTCGGGGAACTGGCTAACGATTTCGTCGGAGCCGTCGTGGATCACATTCGCAGGCCAGCGACCTCCTTCGTCCTGTGTCCAGCCCCCTGAGCCGTCACCTCCGCTGATTGTGTCTTGTGTGCCGAAGGTGGCTGTGCGGTGTCCGGCTGCGGATGTGTCGTCGGGTTGGCGTGGTATGCGGCAGCCGTCGATGTTGATTGCTCCTGTGCCGTGGGTAAGAACGTTCTCTGCGACCGTGCCGTTGACGGGTTTGCGGGCGAGGACGATGGGTTCGTGTGCTGGTTTGAGTGCCGTTCCCCAACCTTCCCATTGTTTCGCTGCTTCAGTTGAAGGGGTGGTTATTTCGTGTTCAATCCTGTTTTTGCCGTCCTGATAGGGGCGTTCGTTTTGTCCGTTAGCGCGAAGTATTTTGCCGGAAGTTCCAACACCGATAACTTCACGCTCAGCACCGGCGGCCTTGTCAATTGCTTTGCTGATGTTCAACGACTTCGGGAACCCGGAACCGTAAATCCAATGAATCGAGTCACGAATCTCAAACCCGGCGTCCTCAATCGCACAAGTCATCCGGTGATAGGTGCGGGTGCCGCCGAACGCGAGAAGATGGCCGCCCGGTTTCAACACACGCAAACATTCCTGCCACAACGCCACGTTGTAAGCAATCCCTGACGCATCCCACTTCTTGCCCATAAACCCAAGTTCGTAGGGCGGGTCGGTCACGATGCTGTCAATGCTGTTGTCGGGGATCGTCGGCAGGATTTCTAGGTTGTTGCCGTGAAAAACGGTGTATGTCATGAGTTGCCGTCCCCAATGGCGCGCAATCCGGCTTCGACACGCCGTTTTGCTTCCAATTTGAGTTCCTCGAGACGCAACATGCGATCCTCAGGGGAGCCGACACGCTGTTCGTTGATCGTTGTGGCCTGCCCCATCTCCAAACGAAGGATGTCATACCAAATTTTGGACACTTTCGTGGCTTCTTCAGCCGATTTGATCTCCCATTCACCCGAAACAAGCCGCAAACCGAGGTCAACGATGATGGATTGCGCCAATTTGGGAAGGATTTCGCGTGAAGCAACCCCTCGAGCCAACAGGTCTTCACCCAAAGCCTTCAATTGTTCGGCTCGTTGTGCTCGTTCCTGCTTATCGAGGGTCTTACGGACCCGTGCTTCCTCAATGTCGGCGGCCCGACGGGCTTTCGCGGCCTGCTGTTTCTCTGCTTTGCTGACAACCGGCAGGTCTGCGACCGCATCAACCACCAGTTTCGGTGGGCGAGGTGCGGAAGGTTTGCGTCCCTCGATGCCGTCTGCGATTTCGTCGGCGTCTTTCCACACTTTGCGTTCAGCCACGACGCTCAGATTCCACTTTCTTCCAGGCGGCATCCTCAACAAGTTTCACAATGAACTGTGAGAGGTTCATTCCGTGTTGGCGGGCGGTGTCGTGAGCGAATTCGCGCCACGGTCGGGTGACCCGCAGGTTGATGAGGACCGGCTTGTCGGCCTCGGAGGTGGTGATTGCGTCGCTCATAGTTGGATGTCTCCGGTCAGGATGTCGTGTAGGGTCGCCCAAATTTGCATGGAGAGCGCCGCTACGGATTGGCAGGCCACCGACTCGGCGGCTGTGAGGGTTCCGGCGTCGTGTGCTCGGCGGGCAAGTTCCTCAACATGTGCCGAACCTATGAATGCGGCTTTACAGAAGTCGGGGGTGGGGTCGTGTCCGTCGATTTCGAGTGCGGCTCGGGCTTGGGCGACGAGCATGTCGTTGCCGAGACGGGCAACTGATCCCATGAGTTCTTCTACGCGTGTCATACTGGTTTCCCTTCCACAACCCAAACTAGCAGTTCTTTACTGTATGGTGTGGGGGACAAGTTTCAAAGAACCAGCCGACCGGGAGGTTCGCTGGGGATCGCAACCCGCAGCAGTCCTGTTCTGTCCGGCGCGTAGGGTTTTCGTGGCCGGAAACGGGGACCGACCTGACGCGTCATGTCAAGCGCACAGTAGGAACCGTTGCCGTGAGTAAGCCGTCAGGTAGAAGCAGTAACACAATTCGAGTGGACATCGGTAAGGTCCGGCAGTCGGTCAGCGAGGGCACCCGACGGGGGGAACGCGCACTAGACCACCCGCCCCCCAACCACCCGACGCGCAAGCAGAAACACAACAACCAGCCTGGGCGGCAGCCCCGACAGCGTGGTCACAGACCACTCGAGGACAACCGAACGAAGTGAGGGCGTCAGTCCAACGAGCGCAGCGAGGCGGAAGCATCCCTACGATCCCTACGATCTCGAGCAACCACCACTGAGAGTGAGCAAAACAACCACCGAGAGTGACCAAACCACACGCTCATTTATTACCCCACACCAAATTACCGGCCGGTATCCACAACCTACGGTCACCACACCCGTCTCGCAGCCCACACCGCCATCACGAAACCCCAAAAAATACGGGAATACGTAGTGGGAGTGGGGG